GGGGGGGGTAATACTAAACCCCCCCTTGGAGCCAAAGATTTCAAAGAAAAGACTGAGAAATGACCAAGATGGCTCCAATGGCTCCAAGAAGTCGAGATGCTCAAGTGCCAAACATTGGGTGTTCACTTGGAACAACTACCCATCTGACTGGAAATTGATATTTGAAAACCAAAAGTACAAATTTGAGAAATACTGCATGGGGACAGAAATCGCAGCATCCGGTACCAAACACCTCCAAGGCTGGTGTTCCTTCCGTACCAAACAACGACCTATCGAATATCTTGGCCTGAAAGGACTTCATTGGGAGCCCATGATAGCATCCGAGGACAAGAACTTCAACTACTGTACAAAGGAAGGACGAGAAATACTACTACACAACATCAGGGCGCCGTTCAACATGCAAATCAAGCTACTACAATGGCAGCAACAATTGGCGGCTATACTGACGGAAGAACCAGATGACCGCACTCTATACTGGATCTGGGAACCAGATGGTGGAATCGGAAAGACAACATTTCAAAAATGGGCTTTCCTCAATATGGACGATGTGATCGTACTGAGTGGCAAGGCAGCAGACATGAAGTACGGCATCGTGCAGTACAAGGAAACAAACAAGAGACTGCCGATGCGCATCATGATCAACATCCCAAGATGTGTGGAGAAGGAGCATATATCATGGCAGGGCATTGAAGAAATCAAAGACATGTTCTTCTTCTGCCCCAAGTACGAGACAGGGATGATCTGTGGACAACCACCGCATGTGATGATATTCGCGAATGACTCTCCACCAGTCGAAAAGATGAGCCGCGACAGATGAAAGGTATTCAGAATCGCGAACAACAAACTGGAAGATTGGAATTACTTCAGCTGAGAAGCCGGACCGCTCACGCTGCGGGCACCCTCACGGGTGCCCTCGCTCCGCGGGGGCCTTTACTATTGTGTGGTTGTGTGGTTCATTTTTTTTTTGTGTTAAGTAACCTATATATATATAGTATAAAAGCATCATGGCTATGAAACGCAAGGCTTCATCATACGGTGGTGTTGCAAAAAGGCGCCGCACAATGCGCCGCCGAATGCGCCGAGGACCGCCCCGAAGAGGGCGCCGCGGAAGGCGCCAAAACAAAGTTGTGTATGCAAAAGTCCTCCGGCAGCCTGTACCTGACAAGATGTACACACAGTTGAACTACTGTGAGACGTTGGCACTAAATATGGTAGGACAAGGTTCAGCAGGACGAGACTACCAGAGCTTCCGAACAAGCATCTATGACCCAAATTCCGCTGGTGTTGGACACCAACCATTATGGAGAGACCAGATGGCCCTATTGTACAAAACCTACAAAGTACATGGATTTCGATACGTCCTGACTTTCATGAACACCAACACCAGCCAGTTGGCTATGATTACCCTGCAACATGCCTCTACCGGTCCTGAAGGCCCAGCTATTGATATCGACACTATTCGCGAACGCCGAGGTGTACGGACATTCTCTCTGGGCTCTAGTGGAGACCGACCTAAAGTTGTTAAAGGTTTCCTGAGAACTGGAACACCATGGGGACTAACCAAACGTGAGACGGACTACGACGACTACTTCGAAGCTGATATGGGTGCAAACCCTGTGAAGCAATCATACCTGAACATCTACGGAACAACCCAGAATACGTCAGCCATCGTGAACATGCACGTGAAACTGACCTTCTATGTGGAGTTGATGAACCGGGTCCAGATCAGTGGATCGTAACCAAAGTTCCAAATTTCTTTTTTTTTGCTAATTTGACATTTGAAAACCCAATGGATGTTTACATTGGTCACACATTTTTAGAGGGTCACGCGTGACCCAAAATCTTCTATATATATAAAGGACATATGTCAGAGAACGGAAACTCGATGGATGATTACGTTCGCGAAAATGGCTCCAATGGCTCCAAGGGGGGGGTAATACTAAACCCCCCCTTGGAGCCAAAGATTTCAAAGAAAAGACTGAGAAATGACCAAGATGGCTCCAATGGCTCCAAGAAGTCGAGATGCTCAAGTGCCAAACATTGGGTG